CGTCGTCCTGACCCATCAATCGCAGTTTGCGAACAAACTGCGGATCACGAGCCAGCGCGCGGTCAACCAATGCCTGCCATGTCGGATTGTTCATGCCAGCGGTGATCTCTGCCACACTGGCGTTCGGGGGCGCGTTGCGCAGAATCGGGAGCACATCGTTGATGTCACGTCCGAGTGCTTCGCGCGCAATGCGAGCAGCTCGTTGTTTGCCCATTTGAGGGAAATCGACCAACTTGCCAACCGCTGTACCGATCATCGGCGCAACAGCACGCCCACCCGTCTCAAACGCCATCCCGGTCAGCACATCCCGAGCCCCACCGGTTAGCGCCTCGGTGGCCGTCTGCGGGCCTTGGCGGTAGCCGAGTTGCTGTTCGAGCAGGTCGAGTCCGCCCTTGGTGAGGCCATAGCCGAGGCCAGAGCCGACCACACCACCCTTCATGCCAACGAGTACAGTGCCGGGTCCAGGCGCCGCCAGCGTTCCACCACCAGCCCCAACGACAGTCCCAATCGCCGCACCACCGGCCTGACCAAGCGCTTCGACAGTGGGGCGCACGGTCGAGATGATGCGCTGGCCAATGGGGGCGCGTTCCGGCATCGCCGGGGGTGCGACCAGACCCGGAGGCGCACCGGGGATTTGGCCCGGGGGCGTGACTGGTTGCTGCGGCTGCGCCCCCGGCACCAGCCCACGACTGCGTGCTTCTTGCAGCAGACCCACCATATCGGGCGGCAGGATGCCGCGCCGTTCCGCCTCAAGAAGCAGTTCAACGTTCATCGCTGTGCTCCACCCATGCCACGACGAAGTGCGTCAAGCAGTTCCTCGTTGCTCATGTCTTTTGGGGATTTGGCACCACCTCGACCGGGTGCGGGAGGAGGCGCGGCAGGACGCATCTGTTCCCGATACTCGTATGTTCGATCAAAAGCGTCCTTGACGATGTCTTCCGTTGACTGAGCCTGCGCCTTCAACCGACCGAGAGACGCGACCATATCGTCGTAGGACTGAGTTTGCTCAAGCGATGTCTTTAAGTTATCGAATCGGTCACCTTCCTTGTTCGACACGCTACCAACACCAGCGCCAGTCGGGGATGTGTTTCGGAGTTCGGTAATCCCTTGAACGAATGCCAAGTTCTTGAGAGTGTTCAGGTCGGCCTGCGCTTTGAGAGATGATGGCGCGATGGACGGGGATCGCCCAAAGATGCCACCCGTGATCCCATTGAGACCGTCCTTGTTTGCCAACAGACGATCAACGGTTTCACGAATCGTCAACATCGTGCTGCTAATCGTCTTGACGGCTGCGACCTCCTTGGGGAACACAGCCTCCCGTCTCCGAATTTCTTTCGGATCGAGTGTCGTCATGCCTGACTTCGGCGTCAGCCCGCGATCTTTAATCTCCTGCGCCGTGGCGAAAACGATTTGTCCAGTAGACGGATCAAACGCCTCCATGAGATCGGACTTTTTGACCTCGCGCTCTTGCGGCTTCGCACCACCGCCACCCCCACCAGCGCCACCGACAGCACGAGCAACCTCGGGCCTCAGTTGCTGCGGCGCCTTGCCTGGCTCGATAGCCCAGACACCGGGCAGCGGCCTGCCGTTCTCCACCAAGCCGAGGCGCACCTTGTCGGCGTCAGTCGAGACGATGGTAGCTGCCTCTTTCGGCGGCACGGCCTTCGGATACAGCGGCTTCCCTGCAGTCTCCAGATACTTTGTCGCGGCCTCCGCAGTCTTCAGCATCGCGGGGTCTTGACTCATGTGCATGCTGCCGTGGATCGTCCTGGCAGCCAGCATCGGGTCGAGTTCGGCAATGCGAATCGCGTCCTCCAGCGCCTTCTTTTCGGCAGGGTCGGTCTGGACCTGGGCGCTTTCACGCAGCCGACGAACGCCGACTTCCGGATTCTTGATGAGCGCGATCAGGGTGCTGCCGTAGTCACGGGCCAGCGTCTGCCGCTTCTCCGCAGGAATGGCCTCCAGCCGCCGGGCGATGTGGGCACGAGTGGCCTCGCTCTGCGTCAGGTTCATCAGACTCAGGGCTTGCTCTTGAGTCATCTGATCGTAGGGGATGGCCTGAAGCCGCGCCAGTTCCTCCTGACGAGCCTGCTCCTGCGTCGCCTTCTGCTGCAGGGCCTGTTGCTGCGCCCGCACCATGTCCTGCTGCATCAGCATCTGCTGCTGCTGCATCTCGCGCTGCTGCCGGGCAGCCTGCATCTCCTCGAACGTGGCCCCGAGGCGCACGCCTTGCATCAGGCTGTTGAACGGATCGAACGCGCCCGGCGTGACGTACTGAATAGGTTGCACCATGATCAGTCTCCACCCGTGCCGTAGCCACCGTAGAAGCCAGTCATACCGCCCGCGTACTGAGTCGGAGCAGTCCCGCCGAACAGGTTCCCGAACGGATCCCGACCCGTCGCTATCCCGTACCCGGCCAACTGCATCGGGATCTGGAGCATCTGGGCGAACGGCGACGCGGCACCCATGATCCCACCGGCCCGGGCAGCGCCCTGCTGTGCGAGCAGGTTGCCCACGCTGTTGGCCATGTTCTGACCCGCCATCGCCTGGTTTGCCGCTGATGCCTGGCCGCCGCTGTACAGCATCTGGTTCACACCGAGCCCCGTGCCAGCGATCCCACCGAGCCTGCCATACTGCTGCTCGATGGCCTGCTGCAGCATGGCGGGGCGGAACTGCATCAGCGCAGCCTGCATGTCGCCACCACGCAGCCCGCCGGTCGCACCGGCACGCTGCAGCAAGGCGCGCTCACCCGTCTCGATCTGGTTCTGAAGGAACGGGCTGCGCGAGATGCGGCTGATGGCCTGCTGCTGCGCCTCGGGGCCAAGGATGCCCGCCAGTGCCTGCTGCTGCTCGAAGGCGGTTGCGCCGGCCTCTTGGTACGGACCGAACTGACCGATGGCGCCCGTGCCCGCTTCGACGTAGGGGGCCAGCAGCTTCTGGATTTCGTCGAACTGGCGACGCTGCTCCTCGATGCCGGCCTGAGCGGCTTGGCTCTGGGCGTCGGAGGCTTTGCTGGCGGCGCGCGACTGCATCGCGCCGCCAAGGACTGTCGAGCCTCCCGCGATCAGCGCAACTACTGGTGTCGGCATTGCTCGAACTCCTTCACGTAGTCGTCCAGCGTCTCACCGTACAGGTCCATGACCTTGTGGGCGACAGCGGTCGCCGCAGCGGGACCGTGGACAAGTTGGACGACAAGCAGGATCACGTCGTAGTAGCCTGCACGCCACATGTACGACTTGACGCTGGCACTTCCCGTACGCTCGGCAGTATCGCTACCCTGCCACTTCAAAATGAGCGATGCGGTCGCCGACAGAAGATCACCTGCGTGCTGCTGGAAGAACGGGTTCTTCGGCATGGCGACAAGGGTGTTCCAGATCGCAGCATCGAGGTCTGCCCGCTGCACCTGGTCGTTGTCAGCCACATCGTCGAAGACCTGCGTGGCCTGCCAGAGCATGAGCAGCCACTCCTCCGCGGCGGGAGGCAGCATCAACGACTTGAAGTGCTGGCGCAGAGAGTCGATCATGGCGTCCTCGGAGGCCGCCGGCAGCCATGAACTCGGCGCGCTCATTGTAGCCCTCAAGTGATCTCTCGACCAGACACCCGCAGCGTCAGGGCCGTTGCGGCGCTGGCGATGGTGCTGATGAAGCTGCCGGGCTCCAGCACCTGGCCGACCAGTTCCGGGCAGTTGTAGGTCTCGCCAGGCACCAGGGCCCGGGCGTCGATCACCAGGTTCGCGTTGCCGGCCGAGCCGCCGCTGGTCACCAGGTTGACGCTGAAGTTGCGATTCACCGTGTCGGTGTTGGTCACCGTGGCCTTGTCGATGATGGCCTTGGTGCTCGCAGGAGCGGTGTACTGCGTGGTCTGCGTGGCCTGCATCTGCAGGGGCGGGATGAGTACGACGGCGGTGACGGTCATCACTTGACTCCTTCGATGTTGTTCGCCACGGTCAGAATGACCGACGGGATCCCCGGATGAGGGGCTACTGCACCAGATGCCAGTAGCTGCACGCCGAGGTTGCTGACGCTGTACACCAACTCCACGTAGTCGTCGGCCTTGAGGTTGAAGAAGTAGTTGAGCGCGACGAACACTTCGGCGTTGTTGCCTTGGGTTCTCAACTGGCTGGCCGAATTCGCCACGTCGACACCGTTGACCCGGAACCAGAGGTAGAACTCCTGGGCCGTGGCCACCGTGCTGTCGAGTTGGACGCTGGTCTGGAAATTGTAGATGCCTGGAGTGTCGACGTACACACGCGAGGTCGTGGTGCCGATGTACACACCATGCGACAGATCGGTCGTGTTGAACGTGATGGTGGTCGCCGTGTTGATCGCGGCGGCGGTTTGGGTGGTCGTGTCGTAGAACGACCCGTAACGCGACCTGGCGAACTCTCGCGGCGGCGGTGCGATCTGCAGCCCTTCGACTTGCGAACGCAGGGCATCGAGCAGCGCGGCCGTCTGCGCGATGCGGCCGTCTTCGAGTTGCGACGCCAGCGCAGCCAGTTGCGCTTGCACCTGAGCCACCTGGGCTTGTGTCAGCGCGTCAGTTGTCGCGGTGTCGCGGCGCAGGGACTCGATTCCATCCAGCGCCTCGCCGGCTTTGATCTCGGCCAGCGCCAGCGACACGATGATGTCGCCCAGTGTCGTCGGCTCCAGTTCCGACGCCGTGGCAAACAGGCGCTCGAACTGGCGAATCTGCTCGTGATCCTTCAGGAACGACGCCAGTTGGTCGCGCGTCAGCTTGAGCTTGCTGGTCGTCGCCATCAGTATGCCAGCGGCTCAAGCCGGGCCTCCAGACTGATGAAGGACAGATGGGCATCCGAATCGCCCTGGAAGCGCTGCACGCGCCAGTTGCGCATGATGCCCTGCTGCCGCCACGCGGCACGCTTGGAGCGGTTGCCGACGGTGCCGACGAAGCTGTACTTCGGCTGCGACCACGACATCCCGTCGATGGTGTATGACGTGCTGATCTGCGGGTTCAGGCCGAGGGCGATGCGGCCCGGCAGCGAGACCAGTTCGAGGTCGTGGAAGATCGCGCCGTTGGACTGGTTGTAGACGATGGGCGTGCTGAACTCCCAGCGCACCTTCTGCCCCCAGTGGTAGCCGGTGTCGCGGTCGGTGTACCCGATGGCGCTGGACTGCGGATCGCCCACGACCCACTTGTCGTAGCACCACACGAAGTTCCGAGCCCGGTACTGCGCAAAGCCCGACAGCGTGCTGACGAGGGTGTACCAGACCTGCTGGTTGAGCGCCTGCGATGCCGCGGCGTCGTAGACCACCGTGCGGTCGGGCAGATGGACGTACAGCAGTTGGTGGTTGAGGTCGTTGCGCGCCTCGATCTTGACGCGGAGGGCCAGTTCCTGCTCGGTGTAGTTGAGCAGCAGCATGTCGATCTCTTGCGTGCTGATCTTCGTGGCCGTGGCGTTGACGCCGAGGTAGATGCCGGGTGCCTCGTTACGGCCACCGCCGATGAAGGCGATGGTCTCCATGAAGATGCACGAGGCCTGCACGCCCACGCAGCCCTTCTGAATCTGCGCACCCTCGATGGGGGCGAAGGGGAAGAAGCCGCCGCCGATGTTGTCGAACACCTCGATGGTGTTCCGGTTGAGCGCGTAGACCTCGTTGCGCAGCCGGATCACGGCGTTGATCGGGTCGGGGTCACGCTCCGAGGCGTTGTAGGAGAACGGCAGCGTGGTGAACGGGTCGAGGATGTCGGTGACGACGAGGAACTTCCCGTCGGTGGCCATCCAGTACCCGTCGATCCAGCAGGCGTCGATGACCGTGCCGAGTGACGTGTTGCGCCGCAGGTCGCCCGTGGCCGGGTTGTAGAACCACAGCGCCCGGTTGCTCACGATGCCGAGCAGGTCGAAGCTGTAGTCCATCACCACCAGTTCGGCCGGCGAGCCGCCGACGTCGCCGATGGTCGTCACCGTGCCATCCGCAGCCACCGTCACGAGACTGGTGCCCATGACCCGGTAGCACACCCCGTTCCAGTTGATCCCACCGCGGTCAGGCCCCGGCCCAGTGGCGAACTGCACCAGGCCGTCACCGGGGCGCATGTACGACGTGCCCGCGCCGCTGGCGATGGGCACGGGCAGCATGTTCACCGGGTAGGCCACGCGGACGTCAGGCCCGCTGTCGGTGTAGATGCCAGAGACGATGGGGATGGTGGGCACGTCAGCAGTTCCAGGACTTCAAGGCCTTGTTGATGCGGCTGTTGGGGTCTTTGGCGGTCTTGGCGCTGGTCAGATTCGACTTCATGCCCTCCATCCGGGCGCAGAAGCTCTTGCGCCGCGCCGCATCCTTCTCGGTCTTGGGGTTGGGCGCCGGGGGCTTGAGGTTCATGCCCTGCGCCTTGGCCGAGGCGCGACCCTTCGCGTTCAGGCCGCCCTTGGGGTTCTGGCCCTCCTTGCGCTGCCACGCGGGGGTCTTGGCCACGGTCAGGCCTCCGGCTCGGCGGGCTTGGGTTGGAGCTGCGGCATCACCTCGCCGTGGATGGCGCTGATGACGCCCTGCACCTCGACGTAGGGCCGCTGCCCGAGGTAGGCCAGCAGGTCGTTGACGAGGCCGAGCGGCAGGGTCACGGGGGTCTTGGGGTCGAGGGTCACTGGGTGCTCCAGGGCAGTTGGGCCATGATGGTGGGGGGATTGACGAGTGCGTCGAGTTGCGCGGCGACAGCGGCTTCGGTGGCCTCACGGTCCACACCAGACGACCAGACCCAGGACAGCACCTGCTGCTCGGTCAACTTGTCGAAGGGGGTGAATTTCTTGCCCGGGGACTCGGGCACCGTGAAGCCGACCGACCCGTAGGCCGACGCGCTGTGCTGGCCCTCGGTGCCGGTGAGCCGCCAGCCGACCTCGACCACGACGTCGGTGATGCCCGCGGCCTGCGGCATCTTCTTCATCCACTCGATTTTCCAGTTCATATGGTTCTCCATCAGTGCAGATCGGTCCACGCACCGCCAGCGCGGACGCGGAGTTTGTTGGTGCCGCCGTCGTAGTAGACGTCGCCGTCTTGGACGTCCACGGTAGGCGCTGCCGCGAGGGGGACGAAACGCACTTGGCCGGCGCTCTTGATGCGCATACGCTCTTGCTGCGCCGTTGTTCCGTTCGGCGTTGTGTAGATGCGCAACTCGCCGCCGAGCGAGGTTACATTTTGGTTTTCGGTGGCAAAAGCTGTAATTGCGCAGCCACCAGAATACTGCGGACCATAAAAATTTACGGAGCCTTGCTGAGTTCCGCTTGTGGCGAACGCCGTCCCATTGCTGGAGCCAAGAAAATAAATGACTGGGCCGCCCAGCGACTGATTGTTTGATGTAGACATTGCCACGGCGCCATTGTTGGTCGTTCCACCATCAACCGTAACACCCAAAGTCGTGCGAATCTGCCCGACAACATCAAGTTTTTGGGACGGATTCGTCGTCCCAATCCCCACATTGTTCGACGCATCGAAAATGATCGGCGTCGTGGCGTCCGAATACGTGCCGTTGGCGGTGCGCTGGAGGCGATAGGTGCCGTTGTTCGCCAGTGACCAGCGGTAGCCCACACCCGTCGATGACTCCAGCAGCGAGACGTTGGCAAAGCCGCTGGTCAGTTGCAGCCGTTGGGTCGCGTGAATGTTGCCGTTGACGTCGAGAGTTGCAGCAGGACTCGTGGTGCCAATACCGACGGCGCCAGCACTGGTGATCCGCATGCGCTCTAGCGGCGTCACAGATCCTGACGGCGTAGTCCAAAACAACAGCCGAGTGGGGACATTGCCAGTTCCCGTCACACCATCGACTGCGCCAGTAATGAGCGTTGTACCGTTTCCAGAAACTCCGTCGTAACCCTGAAATGCAACAGCACCAAGACCATCGCCGTTTTGTACAGCCCCACTCGTCCGAGCACGAAGTTGAGTCACCCCCGGCGCAACCGTGTCAGAGGTGGTTTGGCAGAGAATAGACCCGCCGTTGTTCGAGTTTTCGACGACCGTCAGGCGGTGAAAGTCATTGCCGCTGCCGCCAATACCGACGCGCCGATTCGGATTGATCCGCATCGCCTCAAGCCCACCCGCACTCCACGCCACCGTGTTGGCCGCCGGGAACCACATCCCGGTGTCAGGGTCGCTCGGGCCGGCCAGAGACGGCAGGAGCTGGGTGCCGGCGCTGAACTCGGCCGCGCGGGGGAACAGGTACGTGTCCCCGACCTGCGGAGCCTGAATCTGCGGGATGACGGTGTTGAGAGCGAGAACTTCAAGTGCAGCCATGATGACCTCAGATCGCGTTGTAGGCCGTGCCGTCGCTTGCGAGAACGGGGTTCACGACGCCATAGCCCGTGCCGTTGGATGCCGTGACCAGTGACGAGCAGACGTAGATGACACCACTGCTCGACAGCACCAGCCACTGCGCACCGGGCAGCGGAATGGCGATGCCGAAGAAGCGCGAGCGCAGGCGGCTACGGGTCAGCGGCAACATGGTTCACAGGCCCCGGCCGGCGATGATGTGCAGCGAGCCCGTGCTGCTCGCGGTCACGTAGGCCACCGTGGTGTCGGCATCCGCCTTGGACAGCGTGACCTGCGTACCCGGCAGCACAGGGTAGTCGGCGGTGGTGGCCGTCTGCGTACCTTGTCCGATCCGCACGTAGGCGGTGACCAGGTTGCTCAGGTTCGTCAGCACGACGCTCCGCGAGCCGTTGCCGAGTGTGGACGATGCCGAGACGGTCGTCGGGGCAACGGTGACGCCGCTGCCGTAGTTCGGTTGGAAGGAGTCGGTAGTGGTGGTCATGATGTAGCCTCACTGGTCCGGGAACCGCGCAGTCGGGGCGCCGGGGAAATTCCCCGGCGTGTACCGGGTCACTCCGCTGGTGAATCGAAGGTTCGAGATGTAGTAGTCTTCCAGTCGAAACCCGGAGGACGATATCTGAGTACCGCCAATTTCAAACGTACTTGGTATGGTTCCTTGAGTGAACCCCAATGCCGACGAGTCATAAACACCGCCAGAATTAAACCCCCACGCATTGCCGGCGTCAGACGACCACGCAAAGTAATTCCACTCACCAGCAGTGACGACACCGGCGTCAACTGACGTAGTGCTGACAAGTGAAATTACGTTGCCGGGAGACAATGACATGTAGGTGCTCGGCCACGCAGTCAGCATAAAAAACTTCAATGCGTTGGGCAGCACTGGGATGTAAATCCAGAATTCCAGCGTAAACGGTTGCTGATAGACCGTGAGACTGTTGGACGGAACGATGAGGCTGTCGCTACCAGTGGGGATGTAGATCGACGCGCTGGCAAACTTCTTCTGCGCCGTGGACGTGACCGTGTTGCCGACCCGGGTCAACGTGCGGTTGTAACTCGACGAGTCGGTGAAGATCGTTCCGTTGTTCGCACCATCGCCGAACAAGAGCAGCGAGACGTTGGCGAACAGCGGATCGGATGGCTCCCCCGGACCCGCAAGCAACATCTGCTGGAATGCGCTCACGTCAGCCTCACTGGTCCGGGAACGGCGCATCCGGCACCGTGAAGTTTGACGTGTACCTTGCTACGCCAACCGTAAATCGAAAATCGTCGATGTAGCCGTTGGCCGATCCAAAACGGTCACTGAACCTGATTCCGACAAGTGCGTGACTGAAATTGGAAGTTGCCTGTCCCGACAATTGACCATTGACGAACAGTCGACAAACACCCGCTTGCCTAGTTAGTGCAATATGCGTCCATTGATTGAACTGTTGCGCTAGATTTTCTAAAATAAAAACCCCTCCCGGTAACGATACGAGAGGCGATACGTAAAGACCATTTACGTCATTGGTTGCAGTAATGCTTATCACCGTTCCACCACTCGGCGGAATAATCATTTTCAAGTACCTGACGTCACCATTTGGATAAGCAGCCACGCCCATGCAATATGACCAAAACTCCAACGTAAAATCTTCGTTGGTTGATGTAAACGGAACATCAAGCGCCGATGTAACGCAATTCTGATCCGTTGTGTAAACGTCAGGCGTAAAATATAAACTCGACGGGCCAAATTTCTTCTGAGCAGTTTTCAAATTCGGCAAAGAACCCCACGTCCAATTAGAAGACGAATAGTTCAAAGGACCGCTGTCCACCAACGTCGTGCTGTTGTTGGCACCATCCATGTGCAGCAACAGCGCCACGTCGTCGAAGTAGGGGTCCCTCGGCTCCCCACCCGCAAGCAGCATCTGCTGGAACGCGCTCACGTCAGCCCCGTTCCGCTGATGATCCAGCTTCCCGTGCCGATCTTGAGCGCGGTGGCAACGCCGTTCTGCGCCAGCGTCCGGGTGCCGGTGGTGGTACTGTTCGCCAGCGTCATCGTGTCGGCGGTGATGGCGATGCTGATATTGCCCGCGGCGCTGTTGACGAACGTCAGCGCGGTGCCGATAGGCCACGGGACAACGAGGCTGCTCGGGATCGTGAACGTCAGGCCGATGGCGGTGGCGAGCATGTGCTTGCCGGAGTCCGACGCCACCAGGGTGTAGTTCGACGCCTTGCTGACCTGCGGGATGATGCGGTAGGCCACCGAGTCAGGGTCGAGTCCGTCTCCGAAGCTCGGCACGTCGAGCAGGCCCTGGATGTACGTGGCAAGCTCGGACAGCGGCAGACGTCGCGCATCCCCGTTGTTCGGGGTGTACACCGGCACCTGATCGGCACCCGAGGGCGTCGACAGCAGCGGCAGTTGATTGATGGTCGGCATCAGTTGTACTCCAGCGGGCCGTCACGGCCAGTCAGCACGGGCTCGACAGGCGGGCGCAAAAACGGATCATCGTACATGCGCCACGGCTTGCTGCCAGCACCCGCAGGCATCGTCCCGGGCATCTGCTGCTCCATCGGCATCGCGGCACGCGAGAGCAGGGTGTTGTAGGCGATCTTGCCGGTCGTCATCGTCAGCGGCGAGACCTGCTTGCCGTATCTCGGTGCCAGCCGCATCGCCAGGTTGGTGATGATGGCCTCGTTGGCGCTGTCGGGCACATCGGACTGCGCGTCAAGGTCGCTGTCTTCGGGCGAACCGGGGATCGGGTAGGCCAGACGGATGCCCTTGGCGTTCCACTCGGCCATCATGGAGTCGAGACGACGCAGCGCCGTTTCCAGGTCTTCGGGTTGGAGGTCGAAGACGTAGTTCGCCAACCCGATCTCGGTGAAGGCTGCGGTCAGGAACTGGCGCTTGCTGTAGCCCACGATCAGGCTCCTTTCATCGCCTCGGCAATGCGGTCGGCGAGGCGCTTGTCGGTCGTGCGCCCGTCGAACTTGATCCCCAGTAGTGTAGCCTGTTCTTCCAGTTCTGCGCGAGTCGGCGGCGCATCGTCGTCGGGCACCTCCACCGGTGCGGCGACAGGTGCTTCGACCTTGGGCGGCGCGGCGCGCAGCCAGGGCTTGTCCTTGAGCACCCGGGCGAGTTGCTTCTTGGTCAGGCCGTGCGTGTAGGCCGCTTCACCGGCCGCGGCAATGGCCTCGTCGACGGTACGGAACCAGCCACTCGACAGCGCGGCAGCGAACTCTCCATCATCGGTGACCTGCCGGTACGTGTAGGACGCACCGAGGTGTCCGCGGAACGAGCCCGGGCTGCGGTAGACCAGAATGGGGAACTCGATCACTTGCTGCCTCGCTTCTTGGCGGTCTTGGCCGACTCGCGGAACGCCTTGGCGGTCGGCGCACCCGGGGAGCCCGGCTTGCGCATCTTCTCGCCGCTGCCGGCCTTGATGCGCTCGCGCTTCTCGTGGATGTTGGCGTAGAGGCCCGGCTTCATCGCATGGCCTTCCTGGGTGCCTTGCTCGGCTTGCCGGCCTTCATGGCAGCCTTGCGCGCAGTGCTCAGCGCGATGGCGATGGCCTGCTTCTGCGGCTTGCCCGACTTCATCTCCTTGGAGATGTTCTCGCTCACGGCCTTCTTGCCGTACCCCATCTTCAGCGGCATGGTGCGCTCCTCATGTGAAAACGCGGGCGGCAGCCTGGTGACCACCGCCCGCGCGTCAGGTCACCCCGATCAGGAGATGCGGTAGGTGACGAAGGTATTGGCCGCGGTCTTCCGGGTGCGGAAGCGAGCGGCGGCGCCGGAGGTGCCAGCCGTGGCAGCCGCGCCCACGATGGTCATGTTCGTGTTGACCGTGATGGTCAGCGCGAACGCGGCCAGCGTGATCAGCGTCCAGTCGAACGAGTCGCCGACAGCGAAGGTGCCGGCGGCGTCCAGCGCGCTGCCCAGCGGAAGCTGGACGTTGCGCGCCTGGCCCGGCGTGGCCGTCACGATGCCGCCGAGCATGGCGGCGGCGGTGAGGGCCATCGAACCGCCGTCGGCGATGTCGACCGGCGCGCCCTGGGGCTGCCAGTTGCCGTTGTCGCCGATGACCGGATCGGTGCCGACGTCGTAGAGCGTCTCGAAGGCGCCCGACTGGATGATGACCGTGCCGCCGTTGGCGAAGGCCGACGAGGTGTAGGTGCCGTTGACGACCGTGGTCAGAACGTCGTTCTGCTCGGGGTAGTTGGGGTACCCCACGGTCTGGGAGACGAGCGTCTCGCCGGCAGTCTTGACGACGATCTTCTGATTGGCGGTCAGCGTGACGGTGGCGGTGCCCTGCGGGGCAATGATGTTGTACGACATGACGATCTCCAGGATTGGTTGCGACGCGGGCCGGTGAGTGCCGGCCCGCTAAGTCATCAGGGCTGCGCCGTGGACTGGCCGAAGAGCAGGATGCCGCTCATCTCGGGCTGCTTGTTCACCACGCCGAACAGGCAGTCGAGGCGGTACTTGGTCTTCATCGTGTTGATGTCGTACTGCTTCTGCATCACCAGTTCGATGCCCTGGTCGGTGCTCGCGCGCATGATGGCCGCACCAGCGTTCTCCGACGGGGCGTAGCGGCCCGGCAGGATCTCCAGCGCGTCCTTCTGCCAGAAGCAGTTGATCGGCGCGGCAGCCGTGTTCAGGCGCGTCACGGTGGCCGTGGCGCTGGTGGTGACCGCGCAGTTCTGGTACTGCTTCTCGGCATCGCTGCCACCCTGGGCCGAGATGATCGGCGGGGTGATGACCGCGGTGTTCGAGCCGCCCACGCTGACGATCCGGAAGGTCTTCAGCACGCCGGTCGACGCCTTGGTGATGTGATGCACGCTCTCGACGCCCTCGATGCGGATCACGTCACCGGCCCGCAGGTCCGCATTGGATGCGAACGTGACGGTCTGGAAGCGGTTGTCCACGTTGGAGGTCTCGCCAGTCGCAGCCACCGAGGTCGCCTGGGGCACCCAGTAGTTGTTGGCCGACGCGCGGGTGTCGATGGTCGTGTTCGAGCCCGTCACCGCGCGGATGCGGTTGGCGTAGTCGAACTTGTACGTCTCGAACCCGGCCACCGTGCCGACGAAGCCACGGCGGTAGGCGTCCTCGGACATGCGGTTGCCGAACGACCGGGTGGCGATGGCCAGGTTGCCGGCCATGCCGTTGTAGTCGCGGCTCGACAGGGCGAGGTAGCGGTCGAAGTTCTGGACGCCGATCTCGTTGAAGGCGGTGTCGCAGAGCGCCACGTCGTCGTAGTCGCCAGCGGCGCCGGTCACGCACACGGCGACCGAGCCGTAGTTGGCGGCGACGCTCATCACGGCCAGGTTGATGTCCGAGGCGAGCTTCTGCTTGGCGGCGTCACCGAGGCGACCCTCGTCCATCGCATCGCGCAGCTCCAGCGCATCCATGATCCAGGGCACCGAGCGCTGGTAGCCGAGCGTGGCCGGCACCGCGAGTTGGGTCATGGACTGGAAGTTCAGCGTCTGGTCCATGCCGCTGAACGACTGGGCGATGAACGGCTGCGGGCGCCAGATGATGTTGTTGGTGCGCTCCATCATCTCGCCGCTGGTGCGGTAGACGCTGACGTTGCGCGAGAGCACGAGGGCGTCGTTGAAGCCTTCGAGCAGATTCTCGAAGGCGACGCGCTCTTCCTTGACGAACGAGTTGGTGGTCATGATGAATTCCTATCAGGACTTGTTGCGTTTCTGCTGCTGCTTGTACGCGAAGACCTTGGAGTAGTTCCCGGTCTTCTCCGCTTCGGCGCGCAGCCGTTCCAGTTGCGAATCCACCGTCCCGGACTTGGGGCCATCACCGTTGATGGTCCGTTCAGGGGCGGGCGTCGGTTTGCGGGGCGTCACCTTGAGCTCCTTTTCCAGCTTGGCGACCGCGAACGCGAACTTGACGGGATCGGTCAGCGACGCGAGTTCCTTGGCCTTCTTGGGGTTCTTCCCGAGTGCGTACACCACCAGTGCGGGGTTGTCGGCACCTTGCAGAATGACGCCTTGCTGGACGGTGCTGAAGACCTGCTGCGCAAATTCCTCGGCATCGTCGTAGTCCTTGACCTTCAGGTCGGCTTTCGCCTTCCCGTAGGCCTCCAGCTTGGCCTGCCACGACTTCGCCTGCTCTTCTTCAGCAGCCTTGGCCTTGGCTTCTGCTTCGGCGGCCTGGCGCTTGCGGTCGTACCACTGCTCCAGAGCCGTTTCGTACCGATCAGAGTCGTAGTCGAAGTCTTCGAGCTTGGGCTTCGCTCCAGCGGTCACCGGCTTGTTCTCGGTGGCCTGCAGAGCCTGCAGCTTGCTCTCGTACTCTCGAATCTTCCTCTGAGCCTCGCGGTGTGACTTCCGCAACTTGCGTACCCATTCGCGCGCGGGCTCGCTCTCTTCGGGAGGCGGCGCTTCCTCCCCGATGGAAACCACGACTTCCTCGGAATCGTGTTGCTCGGCTGCGTTGTCCTGATCGGCCGCGACGGAATTGGTCTCGTCGTCGGTCGCCCCGGGCGCATCCAGAACTGCCACGTCTTCCTGGTCGGTCTCGCTTCCTTCTGCCTTCTGGTTCATCGTAACCCCATACTCACCCGTTGAGACGGCCGGGCGGATGCCGTTTCCGCATTATTGCACGGGTCTGGCCTGTTGGCCAATCGACTGCACGACGTCGATCATCTGCTGATCGGCGTCCAGTTGCAAACGGTCGAGAGTCTCGACCGTCTTGGCCTTGATGAGTTCGGTGTCGGCCAGCGTCTTGATCGCATCGGCCTCGGCGCGCGTGGCCTCGGCGGTGGCCTTCTTGGCAGCCGCCTCGATGAACACGGCGTTGGGATCGGGCTGCGCGTTCTGCGCCGCCTGCTGCGCCGCGGCGATGTCTTCCTCGTTGGGCTTGAGCACCCCGATCTCCACGAGCTTCTTGCGGAAGTACTCGCGCGCGTCGGCGATGCCCTCGCCCTCCATGTTCATCACGATCATGGCCTGCAGCACCGCCTGCGTCTGCGGGTCTTGCGTGATGGCCACGAGGTTCGTCAGCGAACGAACGATGGCCTCACGCTGGGAGCGGAACGACGGGCCGACGTCCACAGCCACGTCGAAGTGCGCCGTGCTCAGGTCGGCCTCGTACTCGATCTCGCCAGCCTCGCCCATCATGGGCTTCATCAGTTCGACGCCCTCGACCTCGTTCTGCAGGCCCACGCCCTTCATCTTGCGCCGCGGCTCGATGTACAGGTCTTTGG